CTCCTCGAATATCCCGGTTCCAGTCGTTCGTCGCGTGTGCCGACAGATGATTGCTCGGGCGAAGAATGCGTTTTTTGGCGAGGACACCGACAACTGGTTCGCCATCAATCCCGCTCCGGTGCCCGAGTACGATCCACAGCGGGACGCCGAACGGGCTGACCGCATCGAGAAGTTTTGTCGGTTCAAGCTGGGAGAAGACCAGTCCGACTCCAAGGCATCCGCCGGCCGTGCCATTGCTCGTGCCCTTATCCTTGGCGAGTGCGTGGTGAAGACATCCTACGTGGTACGCGACAACATTTTCAACACCGAGCAGGTGGTGCTGCATGACGTGGATGGAAACCCAGTACGCGCCGCGGACGGCAACCTCATAACCGAGCAGGACCAGTGGCGGGATGCGGAGGACGGTATGGGTACGATGGTGCTTCAGCGCGACGGCGCGACTGTACAGCCCCCCGCGCCCATCTTCCAGAAAATTCCCCTCGACCGGCGCATGGTGTTGTTCGAGGGAGCCCGCTCAGAGGTGATTTACTACAAGGACTGGCTGTGCCCGCTGACCGCGGTGGACGAACAGCAGGCCGATTGCTGTATCCATTTGTACGACAAGCCGGTGATGGAGTTCGTGGATTTGGTGGTTAAGCGTGGCATGGTGGATGACACGGCGCCTGACCGCATCGCCGCCGCTCAGAAGATGTTGGCGCTCGTCAAGAAGATGGACGCCAACAGTCCTATGCCCAAGTCGGCCTCCACGCTCCAGAACCGGGCGAACGACAATTATATCTCCGGCCCGAGCGTCGAGACAGGTGGGCCGATTTCCGAGTTCGCGGAGTTCTATATGTGGTACGACGCCAATGGCGACGGCATCGCAGAGAACATCATGCTCATCTGCGACAAGGTTACGCAGGCTCCTATTTTCTACGATCACGTGGCCAATGTCACCACGGACGGTCTTCGCCCGCTTAAGGTCGTGCGCGTAAATCCCGTCGAGGGTCGGTGGTATGGCGTCGGGATCATGGAGCTGTTTGAATCTTACCAGAACATTATCGACCTACTCGTGAACCGCTGGAATTTCAGCCAGTCTCGGGCGGGTCGTGTGGACTTTTGGAATCCGACAATGACGCAGGAAGGGGATAGAGACCCGAACCTGAAAATGAACTACGGCGGGAGCTACACGATCAAGCCAGGGCTCAACCCGGAGGACGCGTTGCACTCGGTTTACCTGAACGACATCAAGTTCTCGGAAATCCAGACCATGTTCCAGTTTTTCCTCCAGCTTCTCTACAACGAGAGCGGGGTGATGACGGCAAACGATGGCGAGACCGCGGGCGCGTCGTCCTCGGAACTGGCTACGGGCCTCATTCAGAATCAACAGAGCGGCGACGAGTTGTTCAAGCCAACGCTTCAGGATTTGAAGCCGGGGCTCCGTGATGTTCTGGCGCGGGAAATAGACGTGACGCTGGCTAACATGAACCAGAAAGAAGTTTTCACGTACCTCGAAGGCAACACCGAGGGCATCGACACACTGACGCCTGAGGACGTGCGCGGCCTGAAGTTCAAGGTGAAGATCGCGCTTTCCACGCAGGATGACCAGAAGAAGATTCAGCTTTCTGCTGCTGCTTCATCGCTGGTGGAGAAGTTCTACATGCTTCAGCCCATCGTGCAGCAAAAGGTGGTCTTGTTCTACCGCGACCAAGTGCGCCGGCTCTGTCCGCACGTGGATGTGAATACGATTATTGACCCGGTTCAGCCTGTTCCTCCGCAGCCGGAGGCCCCTAAGAAGTCCGTGTCCGTTACGATTAAGGGTGAGCAACTGTCCAAAGCGCAGCGCGATGAGATTCTGGAGGAGGACTTTGACGTTCGGAAAGCGGGTGCGGCTATGCCCGGCAAGAACGGCTCCATGGAGAAGCTGGGAAGCAAGGAGCCCAATACCCAGTTTGAAACCCAACTCACGCAGCGCATGAACAAGGCGGCGACGCCTAGTGCTAACTGAAAGCGGAGGGTTGGGGGGTGGGGGATGACTTGTGTGACGGCGGCAAATACCACGCCGAAGAAGCGACCGGGAAATACGGCGTCGCTTGGTCGATCAATTCCAATCCCATCGCTATCGAAATAACGTCATCGTCCTTCCATCCGTCAGAAGCCTCGCTCCTTCCGTTGGCCTTGCGAATGAAGTTCTCAATCTGCTCCAGGGCTAGCGGGCACCAGATGTCTATGCCTGCACCCTCGGTGTCCCATTCGCGTACCGCTGCGGCCAGCGTCTCAATCATGTTCTCTCGGGTGCGCTGGTTAGTCTGGTAGCCGTAAGCTTCGGTGGTCTTGTAGTCCGTGCGGTTGAAAATCTCTCGGCGGTACAGGTTTGCCCCGCGCAGCTTCAGTAACTCAATCAAGCCGCGGTCCATATTGACCTCGACGGCAATCATACAGGCCGTGGTGCCACCGTAGTACTTGGCCAGCTTCCACATTGCCAGTTCCAGTACGTCGATGTCCCATCGGCACTGCACGATCCTCGCGGCGGTGGCCGGCCTACGCCACACACCTTTGGTGTCCCGGTAGCCCTTCCTGAGAACGAATACCCCATGCCTATCTGGGTCTTTGCTGCCCGTCTGGGTGATGCCCGTCATTGGGTCGCAGGACAGGATGTACCGGCAGTCTTTGATTGGCTTCTCGAACAGCGTCACGGTCCCTTCGCCCTGTGATGTAGGGCGGAACGCCGGGACAGTCTTGGGCATTTCGATGATCCCATGCATGGGAATCACCAAGCTGAGGCGCTTTCGGATGGCTGATATTCCCGAGATATTGAACCGCATGTTGCCCGACTTCTGGAACGCCGTCTGCCAGCTATGTGGGTAATCACGGTCGAACACGTCCCTATCCCGTCCGCACTCTTTCTCAATGGCGTATCTGCGCCAAGCCAACTGCTCACGCCAATCGCCGTTTCGGATCACGTCGCCAAGCCTACGCACACCGTCGTCGCAATCTACGGCGTAGGTGTCCAGAAGCATTTTCTCTCCGTAGTACCACTCCTCGTTGTCTAGCGTGGCCTCAATGTGGTTTTTTTCCTCCTCGGTGAGCGGCGTGGGCAGCACGGACTCCTCGAACTGGAACCACGCGGCGAACACCCGCACGTAGTCACCGCCGCGAATCTTCACCTTGCCAGACAGAAAATCCTCGGAGTCCACGGCGGAAATCCATCGGTTGTAGAAATCGCCCGACGCCGATTCGGCGGTAGATTCGAGAAACACGTAGGTCTTCGGCAGGAGCGGCACCGCCTTCAGGATGTTCGCCATCACGTCGCCCGCGTTAGCCACGCCGTATTGCGACCACCTGGCCGCTTCCGTGGCTTGCAAAAATTGATAGGTGTCACCAATGCCCGCTTGGACATCTTTCGCGGTTTCCTTTTTGGCGCGTGACCCGTTGCTGAAGACAGCGCCTTTCTCGTTCACCTCCCCGGTGTTCTTCCAGTCGAAGCCGTCGTTGGCCTTGTACGTCTTCATCATGTTCCATAGGCCAACCGTTTGGTCGCTCTGGCCACCGATGAACACCGCCGACGTGGATGTTCGGCGCATGACCGTGTAACCGATGCCGGTGATGAATGTGGTGGACCCACGGGCACGGGGTTTAAGTTCCACGATTCGCACCGGAATATCGGCCTCCTCCATTCCGTCCATTGTGGCCTGAATCTTACGCTGAAGGTGGTTTGTCTTGGGCGTGATTAGCCCCTTGGTGCGATCCTTGGCCCAAATCTTGCCATGCACCTCCCACCACGAGGCCGAGTGGTTTCGGATGACTGCGTTGATTAGTTCGTGTTCGTTCATCTCCCCACCCTCACCATGATCCCGTGCGCCTTGTCGGCTACGTGGAAATCGAATTTCCAATACCAAATCCAGTAGGGCTGCTTGGCCTGCAAAATGCACCGAGCCCCGGCGACGGCTGGATGTTCGACAACGGCCCGCATGAGCGTCGAGCCAACGCCCTTGTTGCGGTGGGCTGCGTCAACGTAGCAGTCGCACACGCTGGAGAACAAGGCTCCATCGGTCACAACGCGGACAACCCCAATTTGAGTCGCGTTAATGTACGCCCCAAAGACCAGCGATCCGGTCAGCGCCTGACGCGCCTGCCCTGCCGGAACGTCCTGACCACCGGGC